CGCGATCAAGACGTTCAAGAACACCGTGCTCGGCGAGACCTGGCAGGAGAGCGGCGAGGCGCCGGACTGGCAGCGGCTCTACGAGCGGCGCGAGGACTGGCCGATCGGCACGGTGCCCGCTGGCGGCCTGTTCCTCACCGCCGGCGCCGACGTGCAGCGCGACCGTATCGAGATCTCGATCTGGGCCTGGGGCCGTGGCCTCGAGAGCTGGTTCGTCGACCATGTGGTGATCGATGGCGGACCCGAGCGTGCCGAGACATGGGCCAAGCTGACGACGCTTCTGAGCCGCACCTGGCCGCACGTCAGCGGGGCGCGCCTCGGGCTGGCGAAGCTCGCCATCGACACCGGCTACGAGGCGCCCGCAGTCTACGCTTGGGCGCGTCGCGCCGGACATGCCCAGGTCGTGCCGGTGAAGGGCGTGGACGGCTTCAACCGTGCTGCGCCAATCGTCGGGCCAAGCTACGTCGATGTGACCGAGGGTGGCCGCAAGCTGCGACGCGGCGCTCGTCTTTGGACCATCGCCGTCGCCACCTTCAAGAGCGAAACTTACCGTTTCCTCAAGCTAGGCCGCCCAACGGACGAGGAGCTTGCAGCCGGAGGCAGCTATCCACCTGGCTATATCCATTTGCCGCGTGGCATGGAAGCGGAGTGGGTGAAGCAGCTCGTCGCCGAGCAGCTGGTAAGCGTGCGCACGAAGCGCGGCTTTGCCCGGCTTGAGTGGCAGAAGCTGAGGGAGCGCAACGAGATCCTCGACTGCCGCGTTTACGCTCGCGCTGCAGCTTGGATCGCCGGGGCCGATCGCTGGACCGAAACGACCTGGCGCCATCTCGAAGCGCAGACCGGACTTTCATCACGCCAGCATGAGGCCCCCCCGGCCGCGCTTGAACATCGCGATGACGTTCCTGCACCAACGTCTGAGCAATCGAATGTTGCTGATCCCGCGCCACCCTCTGCCGGCGTGCTTCGCCGCCGAACCCTGCGTGGTCGTCGCGTCTTCACTCCATCCTATCTGCGCTGAGGTGATGCCGTGAACATCCAGCAGATGACCGCGCGCCGCGATGCGCTGCTTGAGGCGCGTTGGCGCGGAGTGCGCACGCTCGATATCGACGGCCGTCGTATCACCTACGCCTCCGACGCCGAAATGGCCGCAGCAATCGCGGATCTCGAACGTCGCATCGCAGATGCGTCCGCTGGCGCTAGGCGTCGCATCGTCCGCACCACCGCCAGCAAGGGACTTTAGGATCTGATGCTATCCAAGCTCTCGCGCTGGCGACGACGCGTCGGTGCTCTTATCGGCGGGTTCGAGGCCGGACAAACCGGCCGTCGGCTGCGCCATTTCCAGCCGACCCGTGCCCACCTCAACGCGCTCATCGCTGCTGCAGGAGCAGACATCACCGCGCGTGCCCGCTGGCTCGTGCGCAACAATGGCTATGCGGCGAACGCCATCGAGTCCTGGGCCGGCAACGTCGTCGGCAACGGCATCACGCCGTCTTCCAGGATCGCCGATAGCGAGATCAAAGCCCAGGTGCAGCGGCTCTGGCTCGACTGGACCGACGAGAGCGACGCCGAAGGCTTCACCGACTTCTACGGCCAGCAACGCCGAGTCGCGCGCGAGGTGTTCATCGCCGGTGAGGTTTTCCTGCGTTTCCGTCCGCGCCGTCCAGAGGACGGTCTAATCGTGCCGCTGCAACTGCAGATGCTGCCGTCGGAAATGCTGCCGCTCAACCGCAACGAAATCGCCCCCAACGGCAACGTCATCCGCCAGGGCATCGAGTTCGACCGCATCGGCCGCCGCGTCGCCTATCACTTCCTTCGTCGCCATCCAGGCGACACCACCGATCCGGGCCTCGCAGGCGAGACCGTGCGCGTGCCAGCCTCAGAGGTGATCCACGTGATCGATCCGGTCGAGGCTGGGCAACTGCGCGGTGTTTCACGCTTCGCGCCAGGCATCGTCAAACTCTTCCTGCTGGACCAGTACGACGACGCCGAGCTTGACCGGAAGAAGGTCGCGGCGATGCACGCCTTGTTCATCACCACCCCCGCGCCAGCCGAGCCGTTCGACGTCGCCGAAAGCGATGATGCTGCTGGCGAGCGACAGATGAATCTCCAGCCGGGCCAGATCATCATGCTTGAGCCGGGCGAAGAGATCCAGACATCTGCACCAGCCGACGTCGGCCAAACCTACGAGCCGTTCCAGTACCGCACGCTGCTGCAGGTCTCGGCGGCGCTCGGCATCCCCTACGCCTACCTTTCCAACGACATGGTGCGCGCCAACTACTCGAACTCGCGGCTCGCGCTCCTCGAGTTCCGTCGTCGCGTCGAGGCTTATCAGCACGCAGTGATGGTCTGGCAGCTCTGCCGACAGGTCTGGATGCGTTGGATGGACACGGCGGTGATGGCGGGCGTGCTCAATCTGCCCGACTACGAAGAGCGTCGCCGTGAATGGCTTGCATGCACCTGGCTGCCGCCGCGCTGGGATTGGGTCGATCCGCTGAAGGACGCGCGCGCCGAGATCGAACAGATCATTGCCGGTCTAAAAAGCCGCACGCAAGCGCTCGCCGAGCGCGGCTACGACGCCGAACAGGTGGACGCCGAGATCGCTGCCGACCGCGCGCGCGAGCGAAGACTTGGATTGGTATTCGCGTCCACGCCAGGCGCTAAGAACATGGCTGCCGACAACGACGCCAACGAGCCGCAGCCTGCCGCTCCAACCTCTGGTGACGAGGCCCCATGACATCCTTGCAGACGATGCTCATCCGGTTCACCAGCCGACCGTTGGCGATCGCGCCGCGCGCGCTCGAAGCGCTGCTCGCGACTGGCCATGTTGCTCTCGCGCCGCAGAGCAGCGGGACAACGCGAGGACGCAACTACGCCGTCACCGATGCCGGCATCGCAGTGGTGCCGGTCATGGGACCGCTGTTCGCGCGCGGCGACTGGCTGACCGAGCTGTTCGGCGCGTCGGTCTACGGCGAGCTCGGCGACACCATCGAGAGCGCGCTGGCCGATCCGTCGGTACGCGGTGCGGTGCTGGAGATCGACTCTCCGGGCGGCGAAGTCGCCGGCATGTTCGATCTCGCCGACCGGCTGGCTTCGCTGCGCCGCACCGCAGGCAAGCCGATGTGGGCGGTCGCGAGCGACAGCGCGACCTCGGCGGCCTATGCGATCGCCAGCGCGGCGGAGCGCATCTACGTCACCCGGACCGGCGAGGTCGGCTCGATCGGCATCGTCGCCGCGCACGTTGACCAGAGCGGCGCCGATGCGAAGGCCGGACTTTCCTGGACCTTCATCCATGCGGGCGCGCACAAGATCGAAGGCAATCCGCATCAGCCCTTGTCCGATCCCGCGCGCGCGGCGATCCAGGCGGACGTCGATGCGCTCTACGGCGAGTTGGTCGACCTGGTCGCGCGCAATCGCAAGCTGTCGCCCGACGCCGTGCGCGCCACTGAGGCGGCGATCTATCGCGGCCGCGCTGGCGTCGCGCTCGGCCTCGCCGACCGGATCGGCACGGTCGAGACGGCGCTCGCCGACATGACTGCCACCTTTGCGTCGCCGCCGCGACGGCGCAGTTCCGCCACCGAAACCAATCGTAGGAGAATGAAGATGACCCATCCGGTCGAACCCGAGGACGCACCCGAAACGGAGGCGCAGGACGAGCTGCTGCAGAAGGCGTCCGAGACCGCACCGCCAGAGCCTGCGCCAACGTCGCCCGAGCCTGCGCCGGAAGCGCCAGACGAGGCGGCGCGCGCCGCTGCGGCGGAGATCGCCGAGGTCGCCGCACAGGCCGCGCGGCTCGGCGTCACGCTGGATGCAGCCGACGCCATCCGGCGCGGCATCACCGCCCACGCGCTGCGCCGCTCCGTGCTCGACAGCCTCGCCGCGCGTGCCGAGGCGAGCGCGGTGATCACCGCGAAGCCGAATCCGGCAGCCGACAATCCGTCGGAGAGCCCGATCGTCCGACGGGCGCGCGAGCGCGCGGCGGCCGTTGCACAGCACTGACAAGGAGCTACTGCCATGCCTGTTCTGACCAAGGATCCCACGCTCGGCGATATGCTGAAGTACGAGCTCAACGGGAACTACAACCGCGAGGTCGTGACGCTGAAGAGCGGCACGAACTACGCGCTCGGGTCCGTGCTCGGCAAGATCACCGCCTCCGGCATCTACCGGCTCTCGCCAGACGCTCAGGTCTCGGGCGACGAGGGTGCGGAAGTCGCGGTTGCCGTGCTGATCGAGGCGGTCGACGCCACCGGCGGCGCCGCCAAGGGCGTGGTGGTCGCACGCGGCCCGGCGGTTGTCAGCAAGGACGCGCTGGTGTTCGATGCGACGGTCAACAACCAGACCAAGATCGCCGCCAAGCACAGCCAGCTCGTCTACGTCGGCATCATCCCGCGCGACACCGCCTGAGCATCTTCACCCGTCCACCCAAGTGCGGCGCCGTCGGTCGGCGCCGTCTCGTTTCTACCTGAAGGAGGTCCGACCGATGGTCGCAATCATCAACCCGTTCGACGCCGGCGGCGGCTACTCGCTTGCCGAAATGACGCAGGCCATCAACATCCTGCCCAACGTCTACACTCGCCTGGGGCAGATCGGCTTGTTCCGTTTCGAAGGCATCACCCAGCGCTCGGTGATCATCGAGCAGGCGGAAGGTGTGCTGAACCTGCTCCCCTCCGTGCAGCTTGGCGGACCTGCCACGGTCGCCAATCGCGACACGCGGTCGATGCGTTCGTTCATCGTGCCATGGATCCCGCACGACGACGTCATCACGCCGCAGGACATCCAGGGCGTTCGCGGTTTCGGCGTCGCCGACGCGGCCGACCCGCTCGCGACGGTGATGGAGCGCAAGCTGACGCGGATGCGCGTCAAGCACGCGCAGACGCGCGAGTACATGGAGATCAACGCGCTGCGCGGCACCGTCAAGGACGGCGCCGGGACCACGCTCTACAACTACTTCACAGAGTTCGGTCTCACGCAGATCAGCGTGGATTTCGTGCTGGGCACCAACACGACCAACGTGCAGGCGAAGGTGCGCGAGGTGCTGCGCAAGATCGAGGAGGAGCTGAAGGGTGAGAGCATGACCGGGGTGCATGCGCTGGTCAGCCCGGAGTTCTTCGACAAGCTGATCAGCCATCCCAAGGTCGAGGAGGCCTACAAGTACTATGCCTCCACGGGTGCGCAGCCGCTGCGCGAGGACACGCGTCAGCGCTTCCCGTTCG